CTCTTTTTGGTTACTTGGCCATACTGATGTAGAAGTGGACCTTGAAGAAATCCCTGCTTTCCTACCTGCAAGTAAATACTCTGACAGTAGAAGAGTAATGACAGGTGAAGTTGGGCAGATTCGTAACTTGCGTATCTTGTTAAGCTCTTTGGGTTCGATTACTGCTGGAAGTCCTGATGTATACAACCTTTTTGCATGCGGTAGAGATGCTTATGGTACTGTTGAACATTCAACAGGAACTATTAGCCACATCTTCAACGATGCAAAATCGGGTGGTACATCTAACCCATTATGGCAGTACAGCACTCAAGGTTGGAAAGCATTCTTTGCTGCAAAAATCTTGAACGATAGCTGGTTAATTAACATGAGAGCAACACTTGACGCTTAGGAGGTAGAAAATGGGACAAGCAGTTTCTAAGGCTTTCACCTTCACATCTGGTGGAGCTGCTTATAATTTAATTGTTGGCTTCAAGCCCAATTTGGTGAAGATTGTCAACGTAACTAAATTTGCAACTGACAACACTAATGTTGAGTTTTTGTGGGATGACAGCATGGCTGCCGGCTATGCTTACGCTCGCAAAACTGGCGATAGTGAAGTTAACAGCGAGATCATCACTTCTAACGGTGTGACAGCTTATTCAACAGCTGGCATGACCGACATTTCAGAAGCGATGAGCGCAGCAACTCAAGCAAATCCTTGCGTAATTACAGTCGGTTCTACTGCCAATTGGACAGCAGGCGACTATGTTCGCATTCGTGATGTAGTTGGAATGACAGAACTTAACGAGAATCTTTACAAGATTCTTTCAGTTCCATCCAGCACAACTGCAAGCCTCGATGTAGACTCATCCGGCTTTACAGCTTATACATCCGGTGGAAATGCTTACAACCAAAGCCAATTAGTACAAGCAAGTGGTGGACATGGGGTAACCCTTGGTACATCGGTTGTCGGTGCTGATGGCGATGTATTGAAAGTATACTGCTATTTATTCGACCAAGATATCCAAGACCTTGGAGATATTGGTTAAATTACTTTAGGAGGGGAGAAATCCCCTCCTATAAAATAAAAGGAGAGAGCCATGAAAAATATGCTTAAAAAGCCAAAGATGAAAGATATGAAGATGCCAAAAAAACCGGAAAAAAATGGCATGAAAAAACAAGGCAAGAACCCGGCTTCAAAGAAAAGCAAGGTCAAAAAAAATAATCAAGCCAACTACATGTAATTTATCCATCGAGGAAATATGCCAGAAATTGACGTAGAAGCATTAGAACAGTACAGACTAGAAAACGAGCGCAAAGTATTGGAAAAGCAAATTGCCAAGGAAAAGAAAGCCTTGAGCAAACAAGAGGCAAAAGAGCCTGTAAAGCCAAGAAAAAACGAGAAAATGGTTCCTTGGGTAGCAGGTGTTTTTATCAACCGTGAGCATGAAGGCGGCATTTTAGCCTTTAGTTACGATAAAGACCGTTTCGCTATCAAAGATGGCGAGCATTGCGAGATTCCTGAATATATTGCCGATCATTTAAACACTCTTAAATACACCGAATTTGAATGGGTTAGAGATGGAGCTGAGGACAGGGTAGGCAAAAAAGGTATCAAAAGAATTAAAGAAGTAAAAACACGCTGCGAGTTTAGAGTAACAAGAAGCTTTGAGCGACCAGTAGGATATAAAATTCCAAGACCTGAAAGGCATAGATTGTAATGGCTAGTAATTTCTGGACATTTGGAGACATCAAGACAAAAGTTAGAAATATTGTTGGACTCAAAAGCGTCAATCAGTTGTCTGAGGCAGACCTTGAAGAGGCTATCAACCGATACTATTTTTACAAGTTTGTCTTGGAAGCTCATCCTCCTGAGCTAGAGGATTATTGGGAATTTTCTACAACTGCCGGAGATGATTCGGAGAGTTTTGACGATGACTCTTATGTGTGGATAACAGGCGATGGCTGGATTGACGGCTACCCTTTTGATATCTACTTTGATCCTCAACAGTGGTTTTCCAGATGGCCGGAAACTAGCACTTATTCACAGTCTAGACCAACTGAAGCTCTTTTCTATGCAAGGGAGCTAAAGTTTAATCCTCCTCCTGATGCTGTTTATTCAGTGAAGATACCTGTATTTGCGAGGCCGACCAGCTTTTCAAGCGATAGCGATACACCCGTAAGAGAGGAATGGGGTCCGCTAATTTCCTACGGCACAGCTTTTGAGATTCTCATGGAAAACGGCAATACCGAAAGAGCAGCCGAAATCATACAAAAAAAGAAGCTTGAGCTTGATAATATTAGATTTAAGCAAGAACAAGTCCTAAACACACAAAGATCAATGCCGAGGTGGTAAAATGGCAACATGGAGAGTATCAGAACCGGCAGGCAGCACAACCATTGCAAAAGGTGCTGAATATATACGAGAGAACTGGACACAAATAGAAACTTGCATAAGTTCTGCTAAGCTCGCAGCAGGAACGGTTTTACACACCATACCAAGCGGCGCAAAGATATGGTTTTATGAAAACGTAGCTCCAAGCGGTTATGTAGCTGTAGCCGGCCCAAGCGATGAGCTTTTAGCCGTCAAAGGCGGCTCTACCTATACAACAGGTGGAGCAACAGCCGGCACATGGACGCAACCCGGTCATGCTTTGACAGTTTCTGAGCTGCCTCCACATTCTCATGCCACCAATGCAACACAGGATATTAAAAGAGGCTCCGGATCTTCAAACTGGGGCTTTTCAAGTTCAAATCCACAGACCGGAACAACTTTGACAAGTGGTGGTAGCGCAGCAGCCCATAGCCATGGTTCGACTTGGAGACCAAAAGCAAGAGTCGGAATCATTTGTCAACCAAGCTGATGTAAAGCAGGTTTTACATGACAGTAAAAGGCACTTGTAAAAAGGAAAAATGCCCATTTTTTCAGCAGTACGGCAAAGAATGCCCTTTTCTTGTAGAGACATGGTGGGAGTCTACAACAGGCGACAGAGACCTGATTGAAGACTGTGCGCCAGTTAGAAGCTTGCTTATGCAGCAAGAATACTACAACCGAGCGATTGCTTTACAACAGAGCCATGAGCAAGCAAGAAACGAACAAGCAACGACCAATGCAAAGCTCGATCAAACCATTACACAGACGAAAGACTTTATGATTGAAGCTGAAAGAAAGCTCATAGAAATGAAGCATTTTCAAACCATACAAAACGCCTTAATAAGTAAAAACGAGGATGGCTAATGTCCTACCAGCCTTTTTTGATAGCAGATTTTAGAGAGGGTTTAGAAAACTACAATGAAGCATGGCTTGGCTCTGAACAAGCGGTCACCGAGCTTAATAACTGCTATCTTAGAAGAGGTAAATTCATTAAAAGGCCGGGTCAAAGCGTATTTGGCCAGCTAGGCGATATCACTAGCGCAGAGACCGGCTTTGCTAATCCGGGTGCTAATCAATATACCGTTACCCTTGCTAATCCTACAGTCGTTAGACGCTCTTTAAAAATCTATGATTCCGGAGGGGCGCAAGTTGTTCGAGATGATGGACAAGGCAATCTGACAGGCGATATAGATGCCGGTGGGACAAATACCATTGATTATGCCACAGGTGCGGTAGATGTTACGTTTAGCGGAGCAATTTCAGGAACAGTAACAGCCGACTACTCCACAGAACACGCAAGAGCTACAAGGGGAATCCAAAAATATGACCGCTATTCTGGCGGTGACATTCTTTTGGCTTTTGATTCCTACAGAATGAGCAAGTGGGTAACAACAAATGACTTTTTCGAAAATGTTGCTGATGGCTCCAGTAATTACGATCTCTGGAACAGCACAAATTTAATTCATACAGCAAGCTATGGCGATTTTATCTGGATAGTTGACAACTCCATTTTATCGGCAGGTTCGCCTGCAACCGGAGGGGTAAAAGTCTACGATGGAAGTGTTATTTCCGACCCTGATCTAGACCTTGACGCAGCAGGCACTCCAACGGCCGTTAAAGGGGCTTTAATGGTATTTATGTACCAAGAGCGCATTGTATTACTTAACACCGTGGAAGGCACTTCAAATACACGTTATCCGCAAAGGGCGAGGTGGAGCGCAATCGGTGTTACACCTAGCACATCTCAAGGCTGGTTTGACCCTGAACTTTCCGGCGTATTTGGCAAAGGTGGAAGAAACGATGCTCCTACCAATGACGAGATTGTCTCTGCCGGTTTTGTAGGTCAAAGACTTGTTGTATTTTTTGAAAACTCTACGTTTGCACTCGACCCTACAAACAATCCTGATCTTCCATTTGTATGGCGCAAACTTAGCCAGACACGCAAATGCAACTCGACTTTTGGCACAATTGAGTATGACAACTATGTAACAGCAATCGGGGGTAAGGGTATTGTAGCTTCCGATGCTCAAAAGGTAGAGCCATTCGATAAGAAAATCCCTGATTTTATTTTCAATATTGACCAAGACAATATCAACCTTTGCGCTTCTATAAGAGCCGATATTCTCGATCAAGGTTTGCTTGCCTATCCGGAAGCTCCTAACAGCAGCACAAATAACAAGATTTTAGGTTTTAATTACGATGAAGGATCGTGGTTTACCTATACACAATCTGCTCATTGCTTTGGAACTTGGCAAAGCTCGGGTGATAAGACGTTTGATGATTATGACAGCACAAGTTTTGATGATCTTGCGAATACCAATTGGGATGCCAGAAATCTTCAAGGTTATTTTCCCTATGTCCTAAGCGGTGGCGACAGTGGCTATGTTTATCGCATAAATGATTTTACTGAGCTTGGAGATAGTACTAATTGGACAGAGTATTTTTCCGAAGGTGGTGACGCTCCTAATAATTTTGGCTTTGCCATCACTACCAAACAGTTAAACCCCTTCAAGAATCAAAAGATTGACTTGGTTTATGTACGACTTTTAGTAGACCGTGTTACCGATGATGGAGAAATCACAGTCGATTTTTACCCCAACTATGGCAGCGAGATAGTCGAAAGCAAGACTGTAAGCCTAAATAACGAGACAACCAGCCTTGATAAAATCTGGGTGACAGTTCCGGCAAATATCAATGCTAACTTTATCAAAATGAGAATCTATCTCACAGATACACAGATCGCAGACGATAATATCGCTCTAAAGCCCTTTGTTTTACATGCTATCCAGCTATGGGCAAAACCGGGTGGGAGGCTCGATGAGCTATGACGCTTCCATCCGAGTATAATTTTGGCGAATCAGTTGAAGAGCAGCTAAGACAGCTAAAGGACATGTACCTTCGCTTGAGAGAATCAGTAGAGGGCTATACTCAAGAGTTTGAAGGGGTGGTTTTTGGTTCTAGCACTGCCGGCACTTGCACTTACTCAGTCAATAATTGCTACTATGTGAGAAGGGGTATTGTAATAGATGTTTTCTATGGTGTCGCATGGTCAGGACATACAGGCACAGGAAATCTCCATTTAAAGCTTCCTTTCTTTGAGAAACCCTTTGCGAGTTCACCAAGCATAAGCGCAGTTATTGCCGGAAATATTACCTTCCCTGCGAGTACAGTTTATTTAGTCGCTCGATCTATTTCCAATCAGGATTACGTTAGAATTGACGCAGTAAGATCGGCAGCTAATCCAACAATCGTTTCATTACCTGCCAGTGGAAATATATATTTTCATCACAACTACATAGGGCAGGTTAAAAAGTGATTAGAGGGGAGTATATATGGATATTACATCGTGTAAAGCCAAGGTTTTGCGCTATTTGACTGAAAGACCGGCAACCAGAGATGATGACAGACTATTATATCGAATGATCGTTGAGGAATCTCTAAAAGGGAAAAAAAAGGGCATGGAAATTGTCCTTGACGCTATTGAAAAAGGGGAAGTTCCCCATTTCGAAAGTGTCAGAAGATGCCGTCAAAAGCTGCAAGAACATTGCAAGAATTTGAGAGGAAATCTTTATCATAACCGGCATAAAAATGAAAAATATGTACAAGAGCAATTGTATTTTAATTTTTGACTATGAAATTTATAAGAATTAAAGACGAAAAGCTACTTCCCAAACGACTAGTTGAAAACAACAAAGACAGAAGCTATCCGGTAGAAAGATTCTACCAGTATATGGCAACTGTTTTGACAGATGGTCAAGGTAATTTTAATCCTTTTGAGTATCTAAATCTTATTATTGAAGAAGAGCATAACGAGATTATTGGCTACCTTTGGTACTCCATTAACATTTTAGAAAATGAAGTTTTTATCAATACGATCAGTGTAGACAAGGCACACAGAAAAAACGGTCAAGTCCTTAACTGGGTATTGCAAGAACTTGAAACAGCATTAGAGAATACAGATTTTGATTGTGTGAAGACTCTATCATCGAGGAGCGCATGGCACAAAAATAATGGTTTTGATCCATCAAAATATGTATTATTAGAATATAAACTTTACAAAGCAGGGGCAGGCAATGGGCAAGACAAGAGGTAGCTTCGGACAGGTTAGCACCTTAAATCCCGAACAGCAAAGAGTATTAAGTACATTACTAGGACAAGTTTCTCAAGGCTTGGAAAGCCCCGGCATTAGCGGTGCTTTAAGAAGCGATATTACACAAGCCCCAAGCTACCAAGCCGGACAAAGCGCATTAATGGATATCCTGCAAGCCGGCTACAAGCCCGAAGAAATCAGAGAAGCTTTTCAAGCTAATGTCGCAAGGCCGGCAATTGAGCAGTTCCAACAAGAGCTAGCTCCTACTATCCAACAAGCAGCCGTAGGAGCTGGAGGTGGACGCTCTTCAATGGTTCCGGCACAAATAGCCAGATCGGGAGAAAGACTTTCATCAAATCTTGCAGGCCAGCTAGCAGCGCAACTGCTACAAGCAGAACAAATGGCAAAGTCAAGACAGCAAGCAGGAGTTGGTCAAGCAATGCAATATGCGCAACTGCCGGAAGCTCAAAAGCAACAGCAACTATCACAGCTAGCCGGATTGCTTGGAATGGGTGTTAGCCCAGCTTTCCAGCAACAAACCTTTAGACCTGGTCGACAAGGCTTTGGTGGGGCTATTGGAACACTTTTAGGAGCTGCCGGAGGTAGATATTTTGGTCAACCTATGTTAGGGGCGCAAATTGGCGGTCAAATTGGATCAGCATTTTAAGGAGATAAAAAAATGGTTTTTGTAATTCCCGAAGATAGACCCAATCCTGCCAATGAGGCAATATCTAACATTTTAGGGCTATTAGAGCAGCAACAAGGCGCAAGGGAGCTTGCTTCCCTGATGGGCTTGAATCGAAGAGAATTTGCTGCTCAAACGCCACAGGCGCAGCAATTCCAAATGCAGCAGTATTTGCAAGGCCAGCAAGATTTAGGGCTTGCCAATCTTCTAGGACTTCAAATGCCAGCGCAAGCAGGAACGCAGCCACAAGCTGAAAGTCTAGGACTTATGCAAGCAGAGCCACAAGATCAAGATTTAGGTGCTGCAATGCAAATGCCTATGGATACTCAAGCCCAGGCAAGCTTAATAGATAGATTAAGCGATGAACAATTAGCTTTAATTGAACAACGCTACCCAAAATTTGGGCAATCTTTGAGAGAGAGCAAAAAAAGAAGATCTGAAGAGCGAAGAGAAACTACTAAAACAATCAGTGAATCTTATAAAGAAACAAAAGATTACAGGGCTGATACAACTTCAAAAAATAGAGCCGCAAAAACAGATTTAGCTAGACTTGACCGTATGCAAGCTTTGGAAGAAACCGGTAAACTAGAGCCGGGAGCTTGGGTAAGTTTTCTTGACAGGATCGGCTTTAAAGCTGCTTTAAATCCCGAATCACAAGAATTTGAAAAGCTTGTTTCAGATTTCACAGCAAATATTAAAGATCGCTTTGGCGCAAGAGTTACAGATTTAGATTTAAGAGTGTTTTTACAG